TAATATACTCGCAAGACACACGAGCAACTTCTTCTCCTGCTTCTATTACTAAATCTAAATCAGGAGTCACTCCATTTAATTTATATATACATACCTCATGAGGTGTAAGATTTTTTAACATAACAATTCCTCCTTAATAAAAAATCTAAATACTCAAAAATAATTTCGTAGCGGAGCTAAAACCATATTAAAATAAAATTTACAGTATGATCGCTTAATACACAAGAAAAAAATAAAATTAATAAAAAATAATCTATAATACCAAGCCGTGAATAAAATAAAAGGAAGGCAGTCGAGTATTCGACGACTATAGACGAAGCGACGCGGGCAACACCCAATGTCGCAAGCGAAAGAAGACGAATACGTCTTGCGACTGCCGACGGACACACTAAATAAAAAAATAAGATTTATAAACGAATAGTAGAGGAGAATATTATCCATTTCTAAATCCTCATAAAATATTTCGACGCGGAGCGTATGAAACGCTCCATGCCGAAATTAAGATTAAGAAAAAAGAGAAAGGGTAAATTGTCTTATGCGCTGCCCCGGAGGGGAGATAACTCAGAACATTAAACTTTTTTTAACAACAAGCATATAGTATGCACATCATTACCATAACCTTCTTTTTCAACAGTATTAAACATAGCTTCGTCTAATATTACTTTACCACAAAATTTATCAATATAAGTTTTTTCACCTGGGATTTCACAATCCGCAACTTTAACAAGTTTACCTTTTGTAGAAGGTTTTTCAGAAATTACATATAATCCATCTCCATTCTTACCTTTACTATTTGGCAGTAAAAACATTTCATATCCATAATCTTTAGCAGCGAAAATATTTCTTGCATTTTCTAAAGATTTCTTTGTGCCAGCAACACGAACAACAAATTTTTGTTCATTTGTTGGCTCTTCGATAATTTCCATTAAATGAACTACTGTAAATAATCCACCAAAATCATCTCGAAACACAGGACGCATTCCATTAACAATACGACCCGTGAAGAATCTACCGTCTGTAGATTCTCCATTAATGAATTCTACTTCATCCCCATCTAAAATATTGTTGCATTCTTCACTTGTACAGAAGACATCATAGCGTCTAAATAAAGGAGAGTCTTTTAATTCAATTCCTTGCTCTTGACGATATAGTGTGCCAGTTCTCATCGCATCAATAATTAATTCATATTCTAGCACTGTGCTGGCAAAATTAAAACCAGCATTTTTTGCTTCTTTGAATGCATCTTTCTCTTCGCCTATATATGTACGAATCATATTTGCAATATATGGCTTAGCTTTAGAAAAAGCTCCTTCAACTTTAAAGCCTTTTATAGACAATGATTTTGCACGACGAAGATCGTCGCAGGTCATGTTAAGAATTTCAAAAAGAGAACCTTTTTTAGCTTCTAATTTTTTATAACCTGGCTTAATGCCCATTTTTAACACTTCTTTGTTTAATTGCTCTACGACACGTTTTGCAGCTTCTAACTGCATATCGTAAAGTGCATCTTTTAATACTAATTTTTCATTTTTTTTCATTTTACTTTCTCCTCTTTATTGAATACTTTATGTTCTACAACTTCGAATTGAGCAATTTGCTCATTCCAAATTATAGTTGGTGTATAGTTGCGACGAGCTTGCTCAACATCCTTTAATAAGAAACATAAAGGGTCAAAAACCGTTAATCCAGTTTTGGCACTATCAATAATCATACCAATAACAGCTGGGGCAACAGCTAAACAATCCAACAAATAATTTTTAATAGATTGTTCAGATCTGTCAGAACCTACAAAATCGAGAGTCATTTGTTCAATTTTTTTATTCATTACTTGGTCCATTGATAGATCTGAAATATCATCATATCGACGAATATATTGAGCATTGCCATGCTCTTTTTCATATTCCTCATCAATATTATCCTGCAATTTCTTAATAATTTTTTTATTATTAAGATTTTGTAGAACAGTTGACGCACAACTATTATAAACACAGAAAACACCTACAACTGTATTTCCTGTTGCCAGCGAAGCAAGATAAACACTAGTCATTAACTCGGAAATATTAGCAAATTTAATGTTAATATTTTTACCAAGTTCATCAGGAATGTCGACAGATCTGCTAATGCGACCTTCGAAAATCTTAAGATCTTCGCCGACCATCAACATACAGCCATCGGTGTCATTATCCATGCCACCTAATAATCCTTTAACTCGTGTACTGCCTGAATATATAAATACACTATTTGGTGTGTTTCTATATATATCCAATAACATTTTAGATTGGAATTTTTTAAGTTTTCCAAGCTTTACATAAATTTCAATACGTTTTTTAATTATATCAAAATTTATGATTTTTGCTCTAAGGTTTTCACCTGCGGATGAGCAAGGAAACCTCATCAAAATTGTAATTTTATGACGAAGAATTTTTTTATTTATTACAAATATTTCGTCATCTCGCAATAATTTAATTCTGAACATTTTGCCTGGATCTCCTAACGCACGGAGATATTGACTATCTTTATCTCCTTTTGCTTTGAGATCTTTCAGCTTTTTAGTAATATTTTTGGCAATATCTTTACCTTTATGACTAAAAACATAGTCATCTATTGCTAATCTAGGATCAGCAAGAATGGCACATTCAATACCTGTGCCACCGAAAGATCCATTTTTGTAAGACTCTAAAACTTGTAGGGCTTCGTCTACAAGAATATTAACAAGATATTGAAATTTTTCATTGTTAAAAATACTATTATTCATTTTTTCCTCCATTATCATCTAAGATACTCATTAAAATCATGTTGGTGCATCTGACCAGATGCTGTAGCTTGAGTAGCCTTAATAACTTGCAATACCTTAAACTTATTATCTCCTGGATTTATGAACTGTGGTACAGCTTTAAACCCATTAAAATCGGTCACATAGACCAACTCTCCTGCAGGATTACCAACAATCCATACTTTTTGTGGGCCGTCATATCCTTTATCCACTTGGCTTAAGGACTGAACATTTTCTTGTTTAATCTCTGCAGCCAGCTGAAACCATCTACTCATATTTCTCATTGGAGTAGAACCAGTTTTTGTGCAGGAGCTAACACGCACTTGTAAATACGCATTAACGTCTGTAGGCACACCATAATTATGGCAAAACCAGTAATGATTATGATAACTTTGTCCATCTAATTCTGACTCGTTACCTAAAGACATATCATTAAAGATCATAATGCAATCTTTTGATAAATCTAATTCTACTTCACGACCATTTGCTGACCAAAGATTAGCATATGTTGAAATTTTTGTTGCCTTACCAACACTTAATTCAACAATGTAATCAAAGAAGCCAATACCGTTGTTAGCGGCTTTAATTTTAGGCAACCAAAAGTTCAAACGATCTTTTGGCACTACTAAACGTTTGCCGTTCCTAAGAGATGCTGCAGACATAGCAATAGTGGAGTATTCAACTCCTTCTATTGTGTATGTTTGCATCGCCTCTTCGTCAGTATCAAAATTATAAGCGATTATAATACAATCGCGAATAATTTCTTCTACTAACATTAATGATTTATTTGTATAAACGAAATTGTCTTCACGAACTTCGCCTATACCAGTCAATATTTCTGCAACAGGAGCGACATCGGATTCTTCAATAGCGCCTGTTACATTATAGCCGACAATAGTCATATAACTATCTCGACTTGTTAAATAAAGTAAACGGATCTTTGCAGTTTTCAAATCCTGTTTGGTAGCAGAAAACTGAGTCCAGTCTCCAGACCGAACACCCCTTACTGTGTTAGCAAATTCTGCCAACATAAAATTCTTTTTTTGTCTGTTCATATTATTCTCCTCTTTCAACAAACAAAATGGTAAAAATAGTTTAACGTCATTTCGGACGGAGCATATAATAGATTATTTAATATCTTTCACCTCCTTATAGCGTTCGAACGTAATGGACGGAGCATTGTTTTCTCTCATCCATTGCTTTGCAGCCTCAATAGAATTGAAGCCTTTAAACTTTGCACTTTTACCGTGCGTAAGTTCTTTACATTTGTCCCATATGCGGACAAAACCTGTATATTCTACGCTTATCACAGCGTAGAATAGATATTTTTGGCCTTTTGCCTTTTGAGGAATACCATTGGCTTCCTCAACATCTTTTTTTATAGATGTATGCTTGCGCCAGAACAACTGATTCTGCTCTGGACCAGCAATAACCATTGTTTTGCCATTACGACAAGAGCGTACTTCAAAGAAATCTGGATTATCTTCATTCTCAACATAAACTGTTTCAATACTATTATGTTTATAATATTCAGTAGCATCTCTGCAGAATGTATCTGCAGCTCTTTCACTTGTTGTTATCACTTTTTTAAATTGATTATTATTTAATACTTCGATAAATACTACATGTGTCATGATATTTCCTCCTATGACATATAATAAATGATATATAATGCTATAGTTTATAGTCATACAGCTGGACTTAATAAACTAGCGATAGATAGGTACTGCTACCTTATCGCCAATATTTAGTTGACGAGAAGTCGCTCCTCCTTCTATCTTGCTAGACTCAGTGACTGCTTTTGTCACTGCTTCTCTGATGTCATAATTAACATCAGAGTCTTTGTTAGCATCTTTTATGATGCCTTCAAATGTTTCTCCGTATTGAACGGTATGTAACTCATATCGTTCTGGTTGAACCGGTGTTGCAACATAAATTGTTGCTCCTGTTAACACTGTTACTGCTAATAAGATTGTTGCTAAATTCTTTTTCATGATCTTTTCCTCCTGTCATGAATAATCAAATAAAGGTCATCGAATACATGATGACCATATGATATAGACCCTACTTCTAGGTCAATCAATGCCTAGAATTAAAGTAGGGGGGGCGGACTTTAGCCACCACTCACTCTATATCAATAACACTTACCCCCTCAGAAATTTTCCCAAAATTTCCCTTATATAGAAAAAATTTTCGCCATCAATCTATGTAAATCATACATAATTCAACTAATCCACATGTCAATATTTTGCATCCACTCATTACTCTTTATTCACTTTCTTAACACATAATCATATATAATTCATTAACTTACGTCTAAACAAAAAGCCTTATTCATTTTCTCTCTCTTTCCCTTATTAATAATAAATCTAAAAAATATACGCACCGCAAACCTTACCCTATATGGCAAACATATATTCGATATAACAAGCCAAAAAAAATTACCCTCTCATGCTAAACATAAGAAGGTAATAAATCTCTTACTATCTCTTTTCCTCGTTTTTTGAGGGCACCAGAGCTTATTTCGCGATACGTAAGTGTATTCACTTCGAAAGCTCGATAAGCGGCTCGTACGCGGTAAATTTTGAATTTTTCGGCTATTGCCAGCGCGACTAAATAAAACTTTTGATAATTAATCGTATCGGGTTTATACGTATTAATATCGATCCAATAATCTTGATTAGAATTAATATATAAAGTTAGACTTTTAAGCTGTCGTTTATTTAAATACGAGTAAGCGCCGAATGTAAGAGCTAATATATGGTGTACGTATTCTAATGTATCGTATTGCATACATAAAGTAAATACTAATTCTCGACCATCGAATACTGTTTTTACAGAGCGCAATTGTGATGTACTCCTTTATGTGCTTTTACTAATAATTCTTGTGGCTGAAATATTTGTTCTTCGGGAGCACCGAACATGCCCCACGCTACGCTTCTCATTTTATTACGGTATGCTTCGTATAGGCGAAGCGTTATATTATAAAACTGATTATAATTAATAAGTTTATGAGTGCCAGATTGAATGCCGACAAAAGAATATTGATCGCGAACGACGATAACAAATCCATTTAAATCATTATCGTATAACAATAAATAATAGATTAACGCTACGGCAAATGCTCGCTCGTTTTCTTCGTCTGTAAACATATCAAATTGTTTATATAAAGCAAGCGTCAGCTGGCGACACTGTTCGAAATTCACATAGTTCATAAGGGTCTCTTGCCATATGGTAAAATATCGAATAGAATATAATCTTTAATATATTGTACGAAGATACGATATACATCATCTTGAGTATACAATTTATCTTTGTCTTCGACCAAGAATGTTTCAATTTGCCAAAATTTATTTTTAATATTACAATGGGCATCAACTAATGCATAAATTTCTTCAGCTGTATCAGAAGAAGTCATTAAATCACTTAATTGATCTGGTTTTGTCATCTGGAATCTTTTAATTTCATTAAGATTATAGTTAACATCAGAAAATAAAAATTCTCCGTATTTTGCTTTATGAAACATATCGACTAAAAATGCTATAATATTTGCCGACGATATTCTTTTATAAGTATATAAATAATTTAAATATTCTGCAATTTTAATTTGTTGTGTCATTTTATAATCTCCTTCATTGTTAAATTAAAAAATACAGCTTGATCTAATTCATATAATCCATTATCATTCTGATAAATTAATGGATGAGCATATGAATCATTAATTTTATTATAATAATTTTCTTCTTTAAACCCATAATGATTTAATATATAGAAGATTAAATTATATAACATTGGTAAATCCCCATAATTCGGCTTATCCACTTTAATATTATAATGAATGTAGTCGCCTCTACGAAATTCTACATTAAATCCTAAACGCATTACATTTTTATATCTCATATATTCAGCTAATACTAAAAATATAAATAGTGAAACAAATTCTTTATTATACTTGCCGAAAGACATATAATATATATTGTTAACAAAATTAAAAATATTACTGAAGTATTTCACTTAGGTTTACCTCCTTTTATATTAAGTATAAAATAAAAAAACTCCCTAGTCAATAACTAGGGAGTTAATATTAAGATATAATATATATACCTAAATCAAAATTATATCCAACATCATATAAGTTATTATTTGGAAAAGATTTATTTGATTTAAGTTTTATACATAAAAAACCATCTTTTATAAATAATGATTTATATAAATTTCCTCCAATTTTAAAAGCTTGATTTCCTATAAAACTACCAATAGTAATAAAAAGAGGACTTGTGTTATTTTCTTGTAAAATTTCATTTCTCAATACAATATTTACATTTGTTTGATACGATGTTTCTTGATGGCCATCATCACTTCCACCCGTCCAATATTTATGTTGAGATTGAGTATGATAATATATAGCAGTAAAATTTTCTGGAATTCTACCTAAATACATATTATAGTTATATCCACCATCTCTATATCCTAAATATTCAGTTCTTAAATTAGATCCAGAAACATATTCTGGATTCATTTTATATATAGAACCATTAGAAGTATTAGTTTTATTTAATTTAGCATTAATATCTCTAATTTGGCTATTAATATTATCAAGATCATTTTGAATTAAAAAGCGTTGCCATTGACCATTATACCAACCTGGATTCAATTCACTATTTAAATTAGTTTGACGGCAATGAATAGAACCGATGTCAAAATTTTGACGATTATCGACCATACCACCGAAACCGATCCAAGCAAATTGTTCGGTACCATCTTTATTGTAAGTCGAGAATTTAATATCTGATTTATTCATATGAATTCGGCCATTAATGTCATCTCCACTTTTATTAACTTTGCCATCGATTTCCGCCTGTAGGGCGTCATTAAGTTTACCTTTCGAGATATTTTTATCTCGTATTTTACTTTCAGTAATACTATTATCAGGATGATCGATTACTTCTTGTGTTCTATGTTTACTTAATTCTGTTTTAAGCGCATTAAGTGCTTGCTTTAAATCATTGCCATCAGCCAACATTTTGGCTTTTAATTCGTTTTTTAAAGCATTAAGCATATCATCGATTTCATTTTTTAAATAATATTTAGAAATTAGATCAGATAATAAGCCGTCCACTTCTTCTTTGGTATAATGATTTTTAAGTAAATGAACTTTAGTCGGAAATAATTTAAATAACAAATAAGAACTTAGCGCGCGGTCTTCATCATACTGAGAATCGTCGTTATAATCGGTCGACGAAATAATCGTACCTTTATCCAAAGCTTTTACTCTTGCTTTAAGAGCATTAAGCATATCGGCACGTTTCGGCTCTGTTTCATGTACCGAAAAGTCATAATCATAAATTGTATTATCAGACATATTATATATCCTTTATTTAATAATATAAATAGAAATTCTATTATTATATTACAATAAAAAAGACGGCCTTTCGACCGTCTTAATTTAATTATAAATAATTTACTCCATTCATAGCAGCTATTTCTTTAGCTCTATTTCTAATCCAGTTGCCTCCAGAAGTCGAAAGCCCATCTTCACTACGTACATGACATTCTGGAACAAGAATGTCGAGATCCCAACGTTCAGATGGATAATCGTATAAATCTTGGCGACGCAAACAACGTTCGCCATGAGTAAATACTTGACTTAACGGAATATTCCATTGCACACAACAAAGATATACTAATGTAGCCATTGCTTCTAATTGTAAGCCATTAACTGGTTCTGGACCCGGCACGTAAGTGGAATAACCCATATAACCATCACCATTTAACGAAGCGTTTACATTAGAACAAGTAGCAATACCGAAGTTATTACTATTTTCATGATAACAATGTGCACCATAAGCATCTAAGTCGTTCATAACGTGAACAGTACCGTTGCCATCGATACACATATGATAATCATCGAATAACTGATCGTAATGACCAGCTGTCCAATGTAACGTGATCATTTGATTAGAAGAACCTTGTTGTTGAATAATTGGATAAATATTATTAATTACATTAGCTCGTACTTGAGCTAATTGTTCTTCATAAGACATATTTTTAATACTTCCTTTATCTAATTCGTTTCCACATATTAACTGTTAAATATGGCGGCATATTGTTATGTGCTTGACCTCCGCCAATAGACGAGGTATTAACGTTAATATTAATATTACGATTATTACCGTATGTTTTATCTAAAGATGTCACAGCATGCCATTCTGTATTCGTACCGATCGGAGAAGACCCGACATCGTTACCGTGACCAGAACCGTTCCAGCCAGCTAATCTAGACTCTGATTTAAAACGGAATCCGGTCTCGGGATTACGATTAGGATTTGCTGAAGGGAAAACACCATTGTTATCGTACAACGTACTAAATGCATGATAATGATCGCCTAGCACAGAAATACTAGTATTAACATTATGAGTATGACCAGGTACTTCACTATCGCTTAAACGGTGTGTTTTTTCACCGCCAACAGAGCCTAGAGCAAAACCGTCGCCTTCGTTGACTAACATTCGACCGGACGGAAGTTTTTCCCAAGTGCCACCAAATAACACTGCCGGATTCACATTATTCACATTCATATAAATAGAACCGATAGGATATATTTGTTCTTGTACTTTATTTAATTTACCTAATATTTCACTTACTTTAGAAGTCAGCTGACCGACAGTAACAACGTCGCTAGTATCGATACCATTAGCTACATTACTAATTACACGTTTAACTGTTTCGTTACCGATACTTACTTGATTAGGTAATGCTGCTAAACTACCGGCACCTAAAGCAACAGAATTTTCACCAACTGCTTGAGAACCAGCGCCAACGGAAGTGCCACTACCCAAAATATTAGTACCGATAGACATTGATTTATTATTTTGACGGTACTGTATTGTAGACGATATCTTTCTTTTATTGTTTTCCCAAGTAACCAGAATATTATCGCCAGCAACAATATTCGAAGTCTTTTCATCAATAATTTCCTTAGTATACGTTTCATCACGGCCCATAAATAATTTAGCTACTTGTGTCTTAGTATAATAAGGACTTAAATCGATATTTGCTTCGATTACGTTATCACTATTAATCGTAATAGTCGAACCTGGTCTTAATTTATCTTGTTTAGTTTCTTTAAGATTAACAATATCGTTATGATCGGCTACAAATTCTTCAGGTGACTGAATATAAATTTGATTGCGATTAATCGTATTATCACGGATTAATTTATCAAGTTGAAGAGTGTTAATAATATTAACCTTCAAACTTTCAACTTTAAATTTTCGCATTAAGTTAATCCTTTCATATATAATATAATTTGTATTACTTATATTATATTACATATTATTCTGCATCGTTTTTTTCTTGATATGTACCTTGCGCAGAATTGTATTTGCTATTAATAAATTTATTAGCAATTTGAGTAGCGGCAGAACCACCACCACTCAAACTAGCTAATGTATCGTAGTGATCCCATCTATGCCCTGTAATTACAAGATATAGAGTCACACCGATTAATAATAATAACATAACAAAGGAAATAACGCGTGTATAACTTAATTGTTCATTTTCAAATAACATCATTTTGAAAAACTTACTCATCCTTGTCATCTTCCTTAATATGATTATTGAGTTTAAATTTAATTAAATTTAAATCGATAGTATCGATATGTTCTAATAAATCTTTACCGAATTTAGATGTTACCGATTTATTATACTTAATTAATTCGTAATTTTCTTTAAACGAAAATAATTCGGTTAAAAAGATTACGAAATAAATAATAAAAGCTATATAATTAAATGTATGCTTTAATGCATACGGTAATTCTTTAGGCATACTTACACAGTCGAGTGCAAATGCTATTAAACAGGCAATCGAGTATTGAAATATCTTAAAAACAAAGCCGCGATAAAACACGCGGCTTGATTTTTGTTGACCCCAACCACCCCAAAAGGCTTGTATAATTGCTTTGTAGTGCCATAAGGAATATTTAGTTATGGTTAATGCAAATAATTTCATAATCGTGTCGGACATAACGAGTATAAACATAACAGCATATGCTATTACGAAATGCTCGACTGCATCCGGTACAGTATGATTTAAATACAATAAGAAATTAATGAGTGTCATTGGGTTATATATTTCCTGTTAACCTGGACGACTACCAGCATGAGCTTCTGTATTGATAGTATCACCAATTACCCACAATTCTGCAAGTTTATCTTTTAATTCTGGATAAATTTGTTCCATTGGTGTCGCATCATTTTTAGGATCGTATTGTTCTAATAATTGCCATTTTTTCAAAGAGTAATTATAACGTTGACGGCCATCTAAAGTGAATAAAGGCAAACGATACATCAAGAATTCTTTATCGTTCATCTTAGGATGGTTTGATTTAATATAAACATGTATATTTTTAACGAAATTATCAATTTCTTGTTGATGCGTTGAATCAAATCGATAACCTTTATGATTTTTTACTATTTCGTTATTGCCAAAACCTTCGTCATAAGCATTGTATGCATATTGAGCATAGTTAATAATTTCAGGATTATCACCAAAAACAAACTTAGTAAATCCAGTTTCTTGAACTGGTCCATAATAATAACTATTACGTTGATTATTAACAACAAGACGTCGGAATATTGGTAATCGGAATGGAATGTAAATTTTATTCACTAATACTTCTTCAACAGTTCTATTGAAGAATAAAGGACAAATTAAATTAGAACTGCGACAGTCTAATTTAGTAATATTGTCTTCTCGTTTTAGCATTAAATCACTATTAGCTTGATCAGAAATAGTAGAATTTACATGGAATTTAACTGACCAATGAGTAGGGAATAAGCTAATATGATCACCAGGATCTAAATAACCATTACTATAAGTTAATTGATCACGATTAAATACTATATTTAATTTATCTTTAGAATAACTCATTTGAACTAAATTAGCAAATGGGCTTCCATGAAAAGTATCTCTCGATTTTAATTCAAACGTAATAGTTTCATTATTACTATATTTATATTCTGTATCTAAATCTGTATCTTCAAGGAGTCCACTACGGACACAATAATAGCCATCTTTTGTTGGAGCAAAATAACTATTTTTAGTAGAAATGCCATTATAAAATTTAGAACTATAATCATCGAGAGTAATAATACCTTTATTATCATATTGTTGATTATCGCGAGGTAATGTTTTTGTAATAGCAGCTTTTAAACTATAGCCAATCATTTTACAATTACGTAATGGACTAAATACTTCTTTGTCTTCTGTCAATGCATTAACATCTTCCCATTTATGTTTAGCATAATTAAACTTCTTAGTTTCATCTAAGCTATAAAGAGGAAGTTGTAAAGCATACATATCTTGGTTATTAGTATTAAATTGAGTATGGTCAACTAAAATATGAAAATATTTATTTAATAATTTAGCAAATGGAGTATTAAAACCACCATAAGATTTTGCTTTAGTTAAATATTGTTCTGCTTGAACATTATAAGTATCGTCAACTTTATATGGATCTACATTTTTAATAAAAGGTGGTTGATCTATAATATCAGATTCTTGTTCATTTCTAGTACCAACTCTGTCAGCGTTAAGAAAATTTTTAATTTTTACTTTAATCAGATTAAATTGACGATCATCATTATAATCTTCTGTGCGAGTACTTAAGCTATAATCATCTTTATAAAGAATATTTTTAATTAAAGCATAATCAATATATAAATGATCAGAAACAACTTCTTTAACATAAGCATTCGGACTTAAATAAAAAGTCGAACATTTTACATTTTCTACTACTTTATCGTTAACGATAAATTTAGTATTATAATCAGCTAATGCAAAATCACCACTATATCCATTAGAACCTGGCGTATATCCAGGCGCCCCCACAGGAGGTCCAGATGGTGGTTTTTGTTGATTAGTAAAGTCAAAATATTGTTTACCGCTTTCAGTAACTGTTTTAATAGTATCGTCTTTTATTTTAACCGTAAAATTAATATTGCCAATTTTTTTAGCACCAGTTAGATATTTCATATTTTCTGGATAAAAAATAGCAGAATCATTAAGTGTTAGCGATAGATTACGATTAGCCTTATTCACTTCGCTCATGATCATATTATTAACGATAGTATCATTAGGGAAAAACATTTTTAATTCTTTATTCCCAGGCAATACAAAATCTTTTACATTTTGAGCAAAGATACAATTGTCTTCAGTTAATCTACCAGTAGTATTAGGTGAATAAATAAAACCTGTATGAATATCTAATGTGCCGCCACTCAAACCAGTAATTTCATTAGAATTTTTAATATTATCTTCTACTTGCTTTGGTAATTTAGTAATATCTTCGGCTAATGTTTTAGTAGTACCAGTAGCTTGAATACCGTTCTTATTTAAAATTTGTTTTACGTCTTCTAAGTCATTATGAATAAGACCTAATGTTTCAGTAAGTTTATTTACAATATTTTCAGTCGTTGGATCTGCCATTATTAACCTCTAATTTTACTAACTTCTTCTTGAATTTTCTTAAGAGCATTATTGAACTCTTCACGTGTAACATAATTACCGGCAGCGCCACCACCACCGCCAAGTTCAATCCACGATGCACCATTCCACATATAAATCTTTTTAGTAATACTGTCTTGAACTAATGTACCAGGACCTGTTTCCGGAGTATAATTTGGAATACCGGAATTTTGTAACGGACCATTTAATAATTTCCAATTACCAGCAGAATCAACAACTTCTACTGTGCAGGTACCATAATTAACGAATAATTTACCCATATTGTCCATAGAAGCTCTTGGTTTACGTTCTTGAGATTGATCAGCTTTTGTTAAAATAGAATTTGAAATTTCAAATTTTAAATTATTTAAAACCGATTGGCTGATTTTTCCAATTTCGTTCCAATCACGATTAGCCCAACAATAACATTTTATCATTGGCCCACTCTTATTAACCATAATTTGACCTTCATAAGCTCCAGGGACAATACCCATTGGAGCTTCAGATACAATAGGTCTAGCTGTTTTAATTTTTTTATTTAAAGCCGTTAAATCTTGTGCTAACTTTTTAGCCCAAGTTAGCATTTTAGTTTTAAATTGATCGAGTTCTTGCATCTATTAATCTCCTAAATTAAGTTCTGCATTATATGCTGCGAGAATATCAAAATCTGCAAAACTAAGATCGCTAGGTTTTACTACTTCGGTTTTCTTAGCATATTGGCTAAGATCGCCAGTAGCGCCGCCTCCAGTTGCAGTTAATGTTTTTGTTTGTGCGTTATAAGATAAACCAGAACCGAATGTAATCTTATCTTGTTTTCCTTGAATAATAGCACTATTTTGAATAATATCGCCAACATTTTGAGCAGTCGTATAATTAGCTTTAGCTGCAAATAAAGTTTTAGCAGTATCTTTATCTAAGAAATTTTTAGCAATAATAGCATTATTAATTGCATTAGCAAAAGCCGGTGTAGTAGCTGCAGCATCCAAATCGCCGCGAGTGATATAATCTCCACGAGTCTGGAATACGCTTTGCGCAGCTGTTAAATCAAGTTTACTATTAAGATTTGTATTAATAGTATCGATTTTACCGTTAATTTGGTCAACATCAGATTTATATTCTGTTTTAGTTACATAAGAACCACGCATCTGATATCTTGTATCTGCATAAGCTTCTTCTAGGTAGCCTAAAAGTCTATTAGTTAAGCCATCTGAAGTTACATATTGTCCTTTAGGTTGATATACATCAGACAGACTGGAAATTACTGTATTAATTAATGGTTGAACTAAATCTTTTATATCTTGATCGCTTTTAATTTTAGATTGCAAATCTTGAATAGCTACAGTATAAGTATCACGAATCCAATTAGCGAATTCTACTTTACTTTGATAATTCGTAACATTTTCTGCCGATTTATCATTGATTGCTTTTTGTAAAGCTTTTTTAGCCTCGGCTAAAGCCGATTCTTGATCAGTAATTAATTTAGTTAACGAAGTTTTAGCCGTTTCGAATACTTGTTTATCGAGCTTATCATCGATTTCTTCCTTCGTAGCTTTTTTAGCTAGTTCAGTAAGAATAGATTGAACAGCCGATTTATTTTGATTTACGCCAGATTGAATATTAACAATAGTTTGTACGGCATCTTTTACAGTGCCTAATTTATCGTCGACAATTTTCTCGATAGCAGTCTGGCTTAATGCCGTTCTGAATAATGCACGAGCATTATCGATTTCATTTTTAGTAGCAAATGTACTATCTGTATAAGTTTTAAATTCACCGATCTTAGTTACAATTTTTTTATCGACATCGACGCCTTTAATAAATGTACTTACATCAGACTTTTTAGCATACGTAGTATCGAGACCGGCTACTGCTGCTTGAATCGCCGCATTAACAGTTTCGGTATTAGAATAATTAGCTAATTCAGATTGTGATACATAATGAGCGGCTTTAATCGCTGCAATGTCTTCTTCATGTTTACTAATTTTAATATTAGTTTGGCTAAATACATCGTTATCAACATAAGAACCGATAGGTTGATAATATGTATCGGCAGTAGTCTTAGTAAGATATTCACCTTTAGGTTGGAATGTCTTAAGTTTTTCTTCAATCTGAGATTCGACTACCGACGGAATTTTAGTCGTTTCTAATGCTTTAATTTTGTTATCGACTTCGGTCGTTCTAGCATTAAACACAGAAGATTCAACCTTTGTCGACAAATCGCTTACGCTAACTTTACTAGCAATAGCTGTTTCATTAGACGTAACTTTTTGACGTAATAATTCTAATTCACTAGCATTAGCTTTTTTGTCTAACTCTAATACCATTTCTGGTTTAGATACATATTTATTTTTAATTACTAAATCGTTTAATATTTCTTTAACTTTATCCGCCACGGCGTTAGGATCGACTTTGCCGCCTTCACCAGCTTTTAAAGCTAAGTTATTAACTTTAGCGGATAAAGCAGTAGCATCTTCAATTGCCTTAGTTAATTTAGTATTAATTTCGCTAATAGATTGAGCATTATCTTGCGCCTTAGATTTAGCTTGTTGTGCTGTCGTATTAACTTCACGAACTGCAGTATCAGCTTTAGATTCTGCTTTAAGAACACGAGTTTCGACTTCGCTCTGTGTAATGATATTAGCAGTTTTAGTTGTTAATTCTTGTTTAGTAGCATATTCACTAAGAACAGTTACATCGACTTTGCGACTTAATGCATCATCGACTTGTTGTTTAGTATAAATCTTATCGAGCTTTTCTAAAACAGCAGCAAGATCTTCATGTCCTGCTAATTGACGCGCCAAATCTTTTAATGCTTGTACAGTCGAAGGATCTAAAGTCGTAATTGCTTGAACTTCTTCTTTGGTGGCATAATTACCTTTTTCTTGATATAAAGAATCAGCTAATGCTTTAGTTAATAAAGTTTTAAGTTTTTCTTCAATAGATAAAACTTTAACTTTATTATCTTCAGCTAGTGCTTTAGCATCAGTAGCTAATTTGCCAGATTCAGCAGCTAATTTAGCTTTATTAGCAATTGTCTTAACGTCTTCGATATTCTGAGTTAATAGTTCTGTTTTAACACGAAGCTCTTCTTTAGTCGTATAATTTTCTAAAACGGCCGCATTTGCTTTTTTATTAATTTCAGTATTAGCTTTAAGAATATCTTGTTTATTTTTATCGACAGAAGCTTTAACAAGATCTAAGCTATTATTATCCACTTTATTAGACAATAAAGTAGCCACTGTTTCTGTATCAGCTTTATGAACTAATTGAGTCGTTAATTCTTGTTTATTTTTCAAGATATTGGCTTTAATATCATTAATCGTGCTATTAACAATACCGATTTTGCTGTCGGTAGCTAAATCGGTAGAAGCACGAGAAGCAGCTTCAGTTTTAATAGCTGTGTCTAAAGAAGAAATCTTTTGTTTTAAATCGTTAAAATCACCGACATCTACCTTGCTTTCGATTTCGGATTTATCAGCTTTTTTAGATAATTCTTCTTTTGTCGCTAATTTTTCAATACCAGCTTGAGGTGCTGCTTTTTCTAAAGCTTTTTCTAATTGTTCTTGAGAAACTTTAGAATTTAAATCTGTAAGTTTAGCATATGTAGTCTCTGCATATACTTTAGTTACATACGGAGTAAAATCGACGATCGCTGCAACACGTTGAGCTAATTCAATATTTTTAACAAAACCTTCACCTAATGCAACAGTTTGAATTTTCTTTTCTAAATCTAAATCTTTTTGATTTAAACTGTTAATAAAGTCATCGATTCTAGCTCGAGTATATACATTATCTTTGTCGGCTTTTTTAGCAATCTCAGCGATACTATCTGGATTATCTTTTAATAATTCAAGGGCATCTTTCAAAGATTTTAATTGCGCAGGTGTAACACCTTTTGTCGCTAAGTTTAATTCTTCTCGAGTTGCAAATGTTTCGGTAACCTTAACATTATATTTAGCAATACCAGAATCGATTTTTTCATCGATACGATTTTCTGTTACATAATCACCTTTAGGCTGATATTGAGCGACAGCATCGACTTTACTCAAGAATGTAATAACATCTTGAGCTTGTTTAGCATTCATCATTGCTATGATTTTATCGATAGCAATTTTATTAGCTTCGGCTAATGCTTTATTAGAAAGACTCGTTTCTTTATTAACATCAGATTGTTTTTTAATATCTTCAACAGATTTAGGATCGCGCTTAGCACTAGGCGATGTAGGATCATATAGACCGTAAAACTTTCGGCCTGTATATTTTTCATCCATATATTTTTTGATCTCCTAATTCCAATAAATTAATTCTGCACTAAATCTATTCTTAAGATCTTCTATTGATTCATTTAAACGTTTATCCACTTGTTCACGAATATATTGATTAAGTGCATCGCCAATTATTTTTAATAGTTGATCTAAAGTTGGTTGATAAATACGCTGATTCATTTCGTCGATAAATTTAGTTAATTCATCGCGAACTGTAGCGCGTACTTCATTAAAGTCTGGCTTCTTTTTTAAAGCTTCGATTAGATCGGTATAAGTATTAATAGATTTATCATTCTTAAACTGTTCTAATACATCAGACCAGTATTCTAAGTCATGTACATCCGGTTTATTATTAACAACACGGATAACTTCGTTTAACTTATAAGTAAGATATTGTATACTTGTCTCATTTAACGAAGCCTGATCTATAAAATGTTTCATAGAAAAATTACCTCATAATAACATTAGTAATAACGAATCCTGAATCTGTAGGAGCTATAGAACATTCATCGCCAGAACGTGTAACCGTTACTCCTGCGCTTCGATATCCGAATACACTTGTCGAAATTTCACTTAACATAGAAACAGGAATTATAAGATCAATTGTTTCCGTGCCGTTATATAAACCAGAGACAACAATCTCAGATTTATCTTTAATTAAGTATGTGGTATATACACCTTCATATGACAAACTAAAACAGGTATCGTCTTCCAACAATACCTGTTCTTCATTTACTTTTAATCCATTGGTTAACGATAAAGAATTATCGCCATATACAATTTTATTATTATCGATAAAAAATTTATCATTTAATTGCATATTATTAACCAATAAATTATTAGCATATAACATATCGATATGTTGATTCTTACCAATATACTCATTATATATATTACTCAATGGAATACCATTAATTTCTAAGTATTCATTGATTCTATTATGAGCTCTGTTAATAATATTATCTACATTATTACTTAAAGTAATAATATTATCATTAACTGATTTTAACGAAAGTTCTTCCATATCGTATAACCTTATCGTACAAATACTTTAACAACGTTATAAACATTGTCAATTATTAAATTATTATCAATAATTTTAATTTCTACTATCCCATATCTGTCTTTATATAATCCATCTTCTTTTACAATAAATAAAGGTGAATAAGTTGAACCATCAGAAATAATAATATTGATTTCATGAAAATATGTTATATCAATTTGTTTAGATACCGGAACTTCAGTCCAAGTATAAGTATTACTTTTTTCTGTTAAAAATTTAACGCCATCGATACTTTTATTAGATAATATATGACCGTTTACATTTAACGTATTATTATTTATTTCAACAATACCAGATAAATTATTAACATTAAAATCACTAATTGTATAATCGTAAGCTTTATTTTTTTTATAATAAATAGAATTATCTATTTTATATTGTTCAACATTATTATTATAAATAGTTTCTTCTAAGTCTTTTTTGTTGTCTTCTAAGTATCGATTAATTTCATCAATTTTACTTTGTAAATCAGAAAGAGTAACGTTATCATCATTAATAATATTAATCATTTCGTTAACCTCGTTTCTTTAATATAAAATTATAATCAGACGTTAATTTACTGTTCTCTATTTTATAGAAATCATTTTTAATATTATTGCCATAATATTTGATAATAAAAGGAATTTTATATTGATCTTTATTTATTATTAAATAATATTCTCCTTTTTCTAAGGAATCGGAAGGATAATCTTTAAATTCCGGCATAGCTAAATCATATTGTGTTTTAGCAATTTTACCGTTATATCGCAAGCTATCAGTAAATGTAAGTTGATCTTTACCATATTGCAATTTATTATTTGAAATTTCTAATATATTATTAGCAATAAAACTATTACCTATATTAATAGTATCGATATCTAAACCATTTAATTCATCATTAATCGATAATATTTTTTCGTAAAAATCTAATGTATTAGCATAATCATTATTTTGTTCTTTATAAGCTTCTAGATTATTTACTTTAAATATTAAATCATTAAGATTATCTCGAAGAGTGTTAATATCTATCGGCATTTAATAACCCACCCTTCAGCGTATTTAAGACGGAATTTAGGTCTATTGATAGGCATAATATAATATTTTTCCGCTATATTAACTTGAAATCTGCTATCGCCTGGATACTGAATTAAACGAGAACAAAGTTCTACGTTTCTAGTATTTCCATAATAATTATGGAAAGAAACTGACATATTAGTATCGTCGCCAGAATTATAATTCATAACATCATAACGGCGTTTAGAAGCATTTTTAACCATTAAGAAGATACCTTGATAGTTATCGCCAGTATTATATGCATATGCTTCATTCCAATCGTTAGCATTCCAACTACCGATAGAAGATCCATCACGCCAAGATTTTAATTTAATAAAATTCTTATAATTAACTTGAGTAATAATATGCTTATCAGATATTAATCCTTCGTTATTCACTCCCATATATTGAACATTACCTTTAGTAATTTTAAAAGGCCATGTAGATATATCAAAATCACCGATAGTGAATAAAGTACCGTCAGACTTATTAAATTTAATTGCTGGACCAGACCCTACGTTAATAACTAAATTTTTACCGACATTAAGATCGTCATAACGAACATATTTTTTCTCTTCATTAACAGGAGCATATTTATTATTAGCTTCTGATTTTCTATAAAAGTTTTTAAGTTTTTCGTTGATACTAGCATTTAATTGATCTGAAAGCTTAATAACATATTCATTAATATGTGTTTTCATCTCGTTAATCTTTTGCGTATGACGATTAATTAATCCATTAATACTAGTTTCATCGATACCTTCTTTAAAATGATCGATAGCTTTTATAATTTCATTAATTTTTTGTATCTGGCCAATTACTGTTACTTTGTTTTTTAATTTTTCAATCATCGCCATAATACCTTTACTATTCTGCCGTAATCACGGCTCTTAGAATATTCCATAAATACCGGACCAGTTTTTTGCGTTAAACGAACATATGTTGCGCCAACTTCAATACCGGCTACAGAGAATGGAGTTAAAAATTTAATTGGAGTTTCTTCTCGGCATACAAACACATAAGATGGAGCATACTTGTGTGCATTTTCAAAATCTTTATTAGAATTATCATAATCTTGTTTTGTATTATCGACAATAATAATTAAATCGTTCCAATTATCCGGTAAGTTTACCGATCCATTTACATTCTCAATTCTGCTATTCGGAAGTTCATTCCAATTACCATCAATTTGTTGTTCACCAGATAATCTAAATACATCACGACCTAACATACGTTCATTATTAGTGTTAATATTATGAGCATATAATTCGCTATTATCTGGATTAACAAACTTTAACCATTCACCTTCGGCAATTAATTTTACTCCGTTAAGAGTCATTAATATGTTACCATTTTTATTAGCTATAATTTTATTATTACCATTAATAGTTAATTTATTATTAGTTTGAAAATTACCATTTTTTAATACTACGTTTGTTAAACTAGATTTACTTAAATAACGAGAATCTTGCTCTTCTTTAGTTAAATAATTCTGAGACATAGAATTAAACGTATCTTGTGATAACTGAATAGAACGATCTAGATATTTTTTAGAAGAAATATATAACGTATTAATTTCGTTAAAACTTTTAATAAAATCGTCGACAGTAAATCGACCGGCATTAATATTTTTAACGAATTCATTAAATTGATCGGCTATCGTATTAATTTGTTGTGTCGTTTTATATGACACAGCTTGTGATTCTATTCTTTTTGCCATATAAAACTCCTATCGATAATACACAGCTTTAATGTTGCCATTATATCCGTCACGGCTATAAGTAACATTGATTTCGCTGTTTAATAAACTAATTTCACATTCCATATCCTTATATTTAGGTAAACCTAATTGAAGCTCAATAAGAATATGATTAATATATTCATGTCCATTATTATTACCGTCATGATAACGATATAATATTAACATTTGCCGAGCGCCTTGTTCATAAGCAATATTATAATTAACTCGTTTAACATTACGACTATTTGGTAATTCAATCCATGGACCAGGAGAAATATAATTAACGTTTGTCATAACGACATTACCGTTACTATATGGTACACCGTTTTTAATTTCGACTGGCACAGACCCATTAGGCGCCGTTATTTTTAAATAATTAGGACGTACTTCTAAAGAGCCATCACCAAATTGAATAATTGGACCGCTCGTATTGTTTAATTGAATATTGCCACGAACATTTAAATTACTGTCAAATGTTTCTTCTCTATTATCGTGAATAAATGTTTTTAATAAAGAAGAGCGTGCAAATAATGAATCACTTTGTGTCCTAGTGTAATAATCGTTAAATTTTGTGTCGATACTATTTTTTAATTGCTCGATTTTTTGACGAGCTGTATTAAGTAATGCTTGAATATCTTGTTTATTGTTCGTAATAAACGAAGATAATATTTGCGTATCGACAGTTCTATCCGACATCTTTTTGATATCGGATAGTTCTTTATCGAATTCATTAACTTTTTTATTTATATCACTAAGACCGACAAGCTGACTTAGTTTTTGAATCATACTGTATCACCATGATTTAATACATCACTTTGTTGAGTATAATACAATACATAACCGCGTTCAGGGAATACGCTATGCAATAAAATTTTATTATTATTATATTCTGGAGTGATAGTACTTAATTTTTTAGATGCGCCGTCAAAAATAACGACTTGAATAATTTCAGCGTTTGCAATATTCAAAGATAATTCATAATTATCTTCGCCTTGCTTTATCCACTTGTTACTACCAAATTCCATTTTTTCAATAATAACGCTCTTATTAATTTTATCGACAACATTATCTGGTAATACTCGTTTACCATGTTTCAATAAAATCTCCCAATCACTACCATTAAAACGATATAAAGATCCGGCAGCATCACCAGTATTAATAGCAACAATATTTCCGACAATAGCATCTGGATATGTAGTATATAATTCATCGACAGTCGATACACTATTTTTCCAATCATTATGTTCATTAATTTTAGTAATCGTTGCCATTAATTCATTTCTTAAAATGAAGTCTTCTAATGGATGGCCCATAAATTTACGAGTATCTTCGCTTAAATCGCTTCGATCTGCAACAGCACTACGTTCAGATTGCGTAGCTTTTGCCGGTACCAAACTTCTGAATTTTTCTTCGAGAGTTTGACCATCATCAAAAACAACGGAAGAAGCTAACGTAGTTGGGTTAAACTGATCTTTTTGACCGGCTCCATTATCGACTAAAATTTTACCGTTTATATTTGCCATATTATGGTTTCCTTTTTAATATAAAAAAATATATTTTACAATGTTATATTACAACAATATTATAGCATAAAAAAAGAAAGCTTACTACAAAAAGTAAGCTTTCTAATTTATTATTGTGCGCGGCCAGTTTGCACTTTAGATTCTAAAATTTGAACCTTAGCTTCCAACGCTTGGATACGTTGTTCTAGCTCTTTAATTTTAGCGTCTTCAGCGTCTTTGCCACCATGTTTTTTGGTTGGGTCAAAAAGACCGTAAAAACCACGATTTGCCATATTAATTAATCTCCAAAATTTGTTAACAAATTAAATTAACGACTATATATATATTACGCAGTTTATTTAATCATACTTACTTTTTTAACGATAATCTTAGAATCCGATTCTTTTTTACCAGAATAATAAGCAGTATGATCACAGCGAATAGAGCTCATATTAGCCAAATAAATTGAGCTAAAGATAACGAGATCGATAGTAGCACCACCGCCTACATCACCCTTACAGAAAGCCATTATGTTTCCGCTTTTATCTTTACGTTCATCGATTTCTGTAATTTTAATTTTTACATTTTCTACTTCTTCATTTTCTAATGAATACCATTCAGGAGTTTTAGTTACCGGACAATTAATAGTCTCCATTTCCATTTCCATAATAGCTTCATCGTTACACTGACCAATATTTAATTCTTCGATTTTATCTTTACGTATAGCATGGAATTCATTAAGAAGTTCATAACGATTAGTATTGAATAAATCTAGCGCGCCCGACTTAATTAATGCTTCGCCTACTCGTTTATTAAATGCTTTTTTAGGCACTTTACTAAATATATCTTCAAGACTACTATAAGGTCTATTATTCACTATTTCAGGAATACTAGAATCACCTACGCCCTTAATAGAACCCAGCCCAAATAATATAGAATTTCCATTAGGAGTAAAATCAATATCAGAGCTATTGATTTCCGGAACCTTAACATCGATACCTTCCTTTCTAATCATCGGGATATATCGTAATAAATCTTCGACCGCTTGCATCGATAAAAATGCAGAATAGAATTGTACAGGATAGTAAATTTTTAACCATGTTGTTAGCATGCTCATAAAAGAATATGCTACGGCATGACTTTTATTAAACATTTGTTATGTATAAGCTCTTTATCTTATACTCTCGTTACTATTGTTCACGAGTATCGGACTATCTCTTCATCTTTAACTAAATACTAAGATGTGGGATGTTCGTGTTAGGCTTATTGTTTTAGTTACTCACCTATTAGTCTCTACACCTGCTAAAATCAATTAATACTAAAATTTTAGATTGGCACGGTATTAACTGCTATCCATTTTATATAATGGACCGTAGTATCTCTTACGAAGCGTATTCGTCAATGCTTATTTAACTTCTACCGTTAGCTAACAATTAATATTTGTTAACACCCTATGAAAGGTTTATCCCATTTTCATTATTAGATTTCTCCATTAATGCGCCCTATAATTTCATCAAATTTTTTCTTTTTCCTGGATAAAAAATATTTAGAATCTTTATAAAAATAATTATAAATAAATTTTATACTTTTTTTACTATTACATTTTAAATAAACCATATAATCAGTTTTGGATTGATCTATAGTAAAATGTATACTATTAAATAAACTTAAAAAAGATTCAACTAAATTTTTATTAATAATAATATTAAATGCACCGCCATAATATATTTTATCTTTATAATTTGACTTTGTTAAAGTTATACTTCCATCACCGTCAAAAAATCCTCTAATAAAATGTCTCATTAGTACATTATTTAATTTTGGGAAATTATTATAAAATTCTTTTTTGACTAATCCACATTTTCTTAGCGTATTAGACATATGTGTTGAAGAAAAATTAATAGCAACTTGATCGCTACTATTTTCAAAACTGCTTATTCTAGGTTTAAATATTCTTAAATCGCCAGTGTATTCAATTGATTCTTTAAGCAGTTTTACAGCTTCTGCATCTTCCTTTTTTTGAGAAAATACTATATTATTATATTTTTCATCACCAACAAATCCATCTGCAAATAAATAACCTAATAAATAAGCTTTTAATTCATTATCTATGGTATCAAAAAAATATTCATTTAATGTATATCTATTTTTTCTACGACTAAAAATATTAAATTCTTTAAAAAGATTATTCATTGTTCTTTTTGTTAATTTAAAAATTTTATTAATTTCTTTTACTTGCTTATCAGGATTATCATAATAATATTTAATAATTTTTTCTTTTTCTTCTAAAGATAATTCTTTTTCATTTTTATATCCAGGTAATCTTTTCATATTTTATACCTCACAAATAAATTTATATTATATTAAAATTATAATACAATAATTTTCATTTGTAAAGTATTTAATAAATAACATTGATGTATTATTTTATTAAGCGTAACTGCTGAATCCAGAAATGTAATCAAAATAATAATTCATTTCATCAGCTGTATATCCATTAACAATAGCCCCTCTGATTTCTGGTCCATATTTACCTTTAGGGTCATACCAAGGAGCGTTATTATCTTGCTCCCATCCATCTGGTCCTTCAATATTTTTCTTACCATATATATGACAACGAATCATCATTGGGAACATACTTGCTTTCTTTTTCGCAATAATTTTGCGAACAATTGAATCAGCTTGATTATCATCAAAGCCAGAAACTTGTTTTGCAATTTGCATTAATTGCTCCTGATATGCAATTATCCCATAAGTATTATCTAATATGTTTTCAATACCATGAATAGGATATTCAATAGTAGATTTACCATTTTTACATGCAATGTATTGTTTATCAAGTCCAGCACTAAGAGGTCCAGGCCTACCGATCGACGTAGCAACTGATATATCGTCGAATGAAGTTGGCTTCATATTTTTAAGCATACTTTTAAACATATCAGATTCTAATTGAAACACACAATCTGTTTTAGCTTGTGCTAATATTTTATACATTTTTTTATCTTCAACATCAAAAGTCTTATATAACCAATCGACATCCTTATTCAAATGTTTTAATGTTTTTTCGATAATTGACAATGTTTTTAATCCTAGAATATCTAGCTTTGCTGTACCTAATTCTTCACATTGTGTACCGGTGAATAAAGTAATAGTAACACCATGATCATCTTTACGTGTCGGAAAATAATCGGTAACTTTACAAGGCATAGCTAAAATACCAGAAGCATGCACGCCAAAATTACGCTTAAGTCCTTCGAAGTTACGAGCTAATCTGAATAATTCTTTGTTTTCTTGCTCGAGTTTATTCCATTTATTCCACAACTGTTTTTCTTGTACATTACCATCTTTAAGATTATCATAATCTTTAAACTTAGGTTGAGGGGGAACAGCATCTTCCATTTCATCGATAGATCGAGAAAGCTCATTCATAACTTTAAAGTTAATATTAAGTGCTCGACCAACATCCTTTAAACCAGATTTTACACCTTGTTGTGTATATGTACCAATATGTGCAACGTTATCAGAACCATATAAATCTTTAATATGTTGAATTACTTTATCTCGACCAAAGTACGAAAAATCTGAGTCAACCTTTTATACCCTAGCTTTCGCTATATTTTATTCAGGGAATAGACCATATCTTCACCATATCGCTTTTGCGACTTAGGTTGCTCCACTTCGAAATTATAAATTCCTACGTCCCTGCGGACTGGTCGTTGAACGTTCCTCTATTCGAGGCTTCGCTGCTGATTACCCAATCTTACTTTTTTTTAGCATTCGCACTGTTGTTTATTTCACCAATATGCTGTAGCAAAGTAAGCTCTAAGGGTTTCCCAGCAATTCAGAGCTCTTTAAACCTTAAATTTCTTTAAGGCACGACTATTGTATTTTAATAAATAAAATAATCTGGAAGGCCAGTTCTATCAATAGTTAAGAAGCGGCCAAATAATAAATTATATTTAATAGGATCAACAAGTTTAGTAATACCAATACACCATAATACTAAACTGCCTGCGGCACTACCACGACCCATTCCTGTCATTACATCGTTATTGTCTGCCCAATTAATATATTCACGAACAATTAACATATAATCGGCAAAATCTTTATAGTTAATAATATTTAATTCATAGGCTAAACGTTTTTCATAATCATGAATTTTTTCTTTAATATATTTATGTTCTTCTGCTAATTTATATAAACCTTGATATGCTAATTTACGAAGTTCTAATTTTGTATCACCTTTGGCTCCCGGGATTTTAGGCATCAATGGAACATCGCTACCAAGTTTAACTTCTTCGATACTGTCAGCAATTAATTGCGTATTGTGAATAGCTTCAAGGTATAGAGCATATTTTTTATGCGCTACTTCACGTTCTGTTTCACTGGCGTTAAGAATAGCTTTGAATCCATCGCACATCTCTTCTTCAGATTTTAACCAGTAGTTATGATCGTATTGCATTCTATTTTTATCATAAATAGTAGTACCAGTACCAATAGCAACTAACACATCGTGATCTTTATTATCGCTCTTATTCACATAATGTACATCGCTAGTCGCGACTAATTTAATATTATGTTTTTGCGACATTTCTAAGTAAAAGTTATTCACTTTAACTTGCAATTCAAAATTATTAGGTTGAACTTCTAAATAAAATCTATCGCCAAAAATATCTTTATATTCAAGAATTAATTCTTCGGCTTTTTTTAAATCTTCTTTTTTAACACAAGAAGCAATCATATTTGCTACGCAAGCAGACTGACAAATAACACCGTCACTATATTTACGTAACATTTCCATATCGAACAAAAAACGTCCATTATAAGTACATTTATTAGCGGCTTCACTTTGTAGTTTAATTAAATTATTTAAGCCAACTTGATTTTGCGCTAATAAAATTAAATGATATTGGCGAGTGTCGTACATATATTCTTTAGTACGTTCTTTAATATTCTTAATACCTTTAACGCCTTTTTTACCGCTAACCAAATCATCGTGTTCTTTTTGTGTAATAGCTCCAGCTTCTAATGCTAATTTAGCGGCATCGATCCATCGCTCTTCTATCGGCTTAGATAATTCATTAGTATCCCATGTTTGATAACCTTCATAACCTAATATCGGCTTAATACCTTGTTTTTTACATTCTTTTTGGAATTCATAAATACCGCCCATATGATTATGATCAGTAATAGCTAAACTTTCCATGCCGAGTTCTTTAGCTCGAGCAACAAGTTTATTTATATGACAATAGCCATCTAAAAAGCTATATGCTGTATGTACATGTAAATGTGTAAACATGTTATCCCCCTTTAATAATTTCCGAAACTTTTAAAGTAAATAATTTGGGCTTCATAAAGTTGCGCTCAATTTCACCAGCTAATGAAATTCTATCGCCAACATCAATTCCTTGATCTCCTAATTTCCAAACCCAAATATCCATTTTTGTATCGCCATCAAATACTGTATATTTAATATTTAACGGATTATTTCCGCTAGGCTTAATTGCTAATACAGTTAAATCTCTTATAATAACTAAAGGCTTTTCAAACCCAGATTTATCATAAGATAAAATATTAAAAGATTCGAACGATTCTTTAGTCAAATCTTTTAAGGTTAATTCTATATACTGTTTTGGTTTAACAACTATATCGCTATCGTCAATAGGTGTAAAACTTAAAATTTTAGCCGTTAAGGCCTGCTTAAACTCTTCTATGAGTTCTTGGTATATAGCAAAGCCACAAGCGGCTGCATGACCACCATATGAAGCGACAGATGGTTCTCCATATAACAATACATCAAGAGGATACGTATTACTACGTGCCGAACCATTTATAATCGTTCCGTCTTTAACTCCGACAAACGATGGTTTACCAGAATATTCTTCAAGCTTTCCAGCTAATATACCGATAATACCATGAGGAATGTTATCGAGAGCAACCAATGCTATACCACTATCATCGACATATTCTTTTTGAATAATTTCGACATATTCTTTAGTTATCTTCTGACGCTGATTATTATATTCTTCGACGTTAGCACATATCTCTAATGGATCTTGTGTAACTGAAAATAATTTAATCGAAGACATAATATCAAACATACGAGAACAGCTATTTAATCGAGGAGCAATAGTCCAAGAAACAATATCGCCATTTATTTTAGTATTAGTTAATTGTTTAATAAAGGTGGATAAAGTGTTCGGAATATTATCAGCATCGATTTGATTGAATCCTTTTCTTACGATAGCTTGATTTACCATATTATCTAATGGCATCACATCGGCAATGGTTCCGATAGCCGCTAAATATGTTAATCGACTACTTTCATAATAATTATATCCCAGTTCTCGTTCGACTGCTCGACAAAAGTAATAAGCTACACCTGCGCCACATATACCTTTAGCCCAATGATCTAAATCAGATATATGTTGATCGACTATCGTAGTGTCTGGTAATACTTCTTGAGGAAGATGATGATCTGTAATTATAATCGGAATTCCGTATTTTTTACATAATTCAACTTCTTCCACCTTGGTGATACCATTATCGACAGTCATTAAAAGAGGCTTAAGTTTGTCTTTATATTCTTCGTTTATTTTTTCTACAAAGGCAATACTTAAGCCATACCCGTCGCTACGCTCTGGGAAATATACTTGACTATTATTTTTACAAACTTTCGGTAAAAATTTAGCCATAATTGTTCCGCTTGTCATACCGTCTACGTCATAATCTGCGTAAACATAGACATCGCGTCCTTCATTAATATACGACACAAATTCTTTAACTGCTTTGGTCATATTAATAATCTCGTCAGTTTCATCAATATTAATTAGCTTATCTTGATCATATAAAATATTATATGCAGTTTCCATGGGGATCTGTTTTAATTCAAGGATTTTGGCTAACAATTCACTTACCTTTAAACGAGATCTGTACTCTTGTTTTGTAATCATGAGTAACCGCCTTTCATATATATTATATCATATATAAAAGAAAAAAGCGAGCAAAATTAATTGCTCGCTCTATGTTTTTTTAAATGTTTTGTTGTTAATCCTGTAGCTTTTTCAAGTTTTTCTAACGCTGTACGTCTAATACGACGATACGTATTTACATTCATATGTAGCTTCTCTTGAATTTCAGCTGGTTTTAATAATTCATAGAAAAGCATAGAAATAATTGTTCGTTCTTCTTCTGTTAATTCGCTGAAAATATCGGAACAACAAATTCCTTTTTTCCAGCTATCACTGAAAGAATCATTGTTAGTAATAGTAATCTGATCACTTAGATCTAACGAATGATGGACATTATAAGTTCCGATAACGCGATCTTCAAAAGAGGAGCGGTCATAATTATTATTAAGACGATCCTTAAGATGCGCTTTTATGAACCTAAATAGCTCGTATCTAAATACATAAGA